GAATTCTAAAGAACCCGCCTGAATGGACTATTAGAGGCATTCGCTCTGGCCGAGCCAGACACATGCAAACAATGCATGGTCTAGAGGCTGCACGAATATTGCTGGGTCATACTGATCAGCGGATGACCAGTCACTATGCAGGAACACCGATTCCCAATGGTGACTTTATTGGTGGCCTTAATCATGAAATTCAAAACTAACACTTCAGACAAATGTAATTAGAAAGGATTCTAACCGTGAATAATCAGGACGATGGGAAATTGTTTAAACTAGTTCAGGATGAAACCTCAGGGCAGGATGCCCTACCTTCTCCCAAGAAGAAAAATAAAAGGCCTTCCCACTGGCGGTTCTTTACCGAGCTTGAATTGTTGGTGATTAGGTCTGTTAAAAAAGAAATCATATCAGCACAGCAAATAGCCAACCTCCTTCAGCTAGATAACAGCAGTAGCTTTCGGGCATGTCTCAGCAACATGGTCGAGCGCATGATTCTAATAAGAGCTAAGGGCGGTTACAAAATCAACAGATAGCCATGTCAGACTTCTGCCGGCAGATGTCAGGCAGGTGTCAGACAGACAACTGTAAACTATTCGGATAGGATAAGTTTATAGGAGGAACACATGGCAAGGATGACCAAACAAATGGCGAATCTGTTACTGGATCAGATGTCCAAGGTATTGGACTTCAGTTCCCAGCTACACCCTGAGAATACTAAACGACAACAAAAGCACATAGAGGGGAGGGTGAAACGACACCTAGAAGTCTTGGCTGAATATATGGCGGTTTTACATGACGATGAAACAACAAACAAGGAGTAGCAAGGATGCCACTGGTATTAGAACGAAAAGTGAATGAATCGGTAATGATCTGGGATGAGAGTGATCCTAACCAAATTCTGGTAGTCACCCTTAAAAGAGCAGTGGATGGATCCTATCAAATGGTTTTTGAGGGACCAAGAAACTTTAAAATCTTTCGCAAGGAAATGTTAAATGACAGCTTTGAAGACAAAAAATAATATGGAAAAGCCTACTGTTTCAGTAGCTATCAAAACGGATGCAGTCCTAATTCAGGGTGATCTATCTACCCTCAGTGAAGATCAACGCAGTGCCTATTACCTTAGGGTGTGTGAAAGCTTGGGCCTTAACCCACACACCCAGCCCTTTGAGTTCATCCCTTTGGGTGGGAAGTTGAAGCTATACGCAACTAGGGCTTGTTCTGATCAGCTCAGGAAACTTCATGGGGTTAGCATCCAGATCCTATCTAGGGAACTAGTTGAAGACATCTACACAGTAACAGCCAGGGCTGAGGATATGACAGGGCGAACCGATGAATCCTGTGGGGTGGTCAGCCTTAAGGGTTTGATGGGTGAAGCTAGGTCCAACAAGATCATGTGTGCTGAAACCAAAGCTAAAAGGCGGGTAACCTTAAGCATCTGCGGTTTGGGTTGGTTGGATGAAACAGAGGTCGAATCCCAAATTCAAGCTCAGCCTATCAGACCTGCTGTACCAGCTCTGGCAGCACCAGTGGTGGTGGATGAGCATAAGCCCATGGAAACTTTTCAAGAGGCTTGCCTAGCAGTGGAACATGCTTTCCCTGGCACCATGCAAGCCATGCTGAAACATTACAAAGTTTCCTCTGTGGATCAGTTGGTAGAAGCTCAACGGATTGATGCTGAAAAGCTGATAGCCAAAAAGATGGGGGCTAAATAATGAGCTTATTTGATTTATCCTCCTCTGCAGCAATCATGAAATTCTGGATGGAAACAGAAGCCAAGACGGATGATGCAGGGGAGTTGACAGGGGAAATCGATACCACCATTGATGATCTATTAAAAGAACTTGAAGGCAGCATTGAAGCCAAGATTGAAAACTACTGCTGGCTAATTAGGGAGCTTGAAGGCAGGGCTTTAGTTAGGCAAGCAGAAGCCAAGAGGATTAGGAACTTGGCCCTGACTAATGAAAATATGGTTAAGAGTCTAAAGGAAAGATTAAAGTTCTTTTTTGAAACTCAATCAATTCAAAAGCTTGAATGTAAAACCTTTAAAGTAAGCATTGCCAATAATGGTGGGGTCCAACCCTTAGTGGTGGATGTACCAGCAGATCAGTTACCAACCCAATTCCAAAAGATAACCATTGAACCAGATAATTCCAGCATCAGGAAAGCTTTGGAGATGGGTACGGAAATTCAAGGTGTCAAATTACTACCGCGCGGAACTTCTTTAAGAATTAAATAGGAGAATGATTAATGGATTTTATGAATGAGCAACAGGATTTAAAATCGAAATCAAAGTTTGCTAAGGCTAATGATCTGGCTGATGGGAAGTATTCTGGCAAGATTTCCTTTGCTGGTTTTGTTGAAATAACTATTAAGGAAACTGGTGAGAAAAAACAGACCTACCAAATTAAGGTAATGCTTGCAGGGGTAGAAACTCAAATAACCTATTGGCTTAAAACTGATGCTGATCTTAGAAGACTGCTAACCAGCTTGGGCAGGATTGGCTTTGATGTTGAAGCATGGGGGCCAAAGTTTAATAAGCCTTACGAAAATGAACTAATCAAGGCTGGGGAAACTTTGACCAATCACATCCTGAGTTTCCACAAAAGCACCACATCCAATGGTTACCCTTCTATTGGATTGGATGAGCTATCAGAATCAAATGCAGACCTCCAGGCTGAACTGGATCAACTGCCCTTCTAGACCACCCATTAGGGGTGGCAGAGGTGTTCATTCCTCTGAGATACCTTGATGGGGCTGTCAGCACCCACCCACTGACAGCAATCGTATTCATGAGCTTATCAGGCTGGTTATGCCATATGAGATATTGGCTTAGTAACACACCTGACTTGTTGTCAGACTAGCCAGCCTGATATTTAAAACACACACGACTGAATGAAACAAAGTTTGTTAGGTGAAGGAGAATGGTTGTATGAGTGACAAAAGCAGTCATGCCTTGCTTATGGAAAAAGAAGGCTTTTTAAAACCTTTTTATGAGTGGCAAGGAACTTTAGAAAATACTTGGATTCAATGTGTTGAAAATAATAACGGGAAATTACCCAAAGATATGTTTTTAAGGGATGGAGAATGCTCAGTTTACTTGATTGAAGCAAATATATTTGGAAAAACACTTTATAAAGTTGGAATTTCATCAAATGCTATTGATAGGTTTAAAGCGCATAAAAATAGTATTCCTTTTGCGAGTTTTAAACTTATTAGGACATTTACAGCAAAAAGTAGAAGGCATGCGGAAAAATGCGAAACTGACTTTATACTTGCCTGCAGAAAATATTCGCTAGCTGGAGAATGGTTTGATTTTGATGGGAGTGATTCCCAATGAAAGACCAGCAAACCTTCTTTCCCTTCATGAAGGGTGATGGCTCAGCGATCAAACAAAACATCCAGCACCAAATGGAAGATGAACCAGACATTTTAAAAGAACGACAGATGAAGGTGATCAAGAGAGCCTTAGAAACCTATCTGGATATCAGGTATTCTTCTAGGCGATTGCTTCTTCAAGAAGTATCCGCACACATAGATGCCTATGTTCAGAGATGGATTGAGGCAAAGTATCGAACCAATCGTCAGATACTAAAAACTAAAAGGCCTAAACAATGACTAACCAATCTATCCCACATTTGCCACCAGATGAACATGAAAACATCAGCGCATTCTTTGAACGCTGTTACGACCTGATAAGGGAGCGAGCTGCTGAGTATGAACCACCAGTAGTCAGCTTTACCAAGATTGCGCTTTACTGGTCTGAGTATCTTGGATCAGAAGTCACCCCATACGATGTCGCAATCATGATGTGTCAGCTAAAAATCGCGCGACTTTCTAAAGGGCATCATCAGGACAGTCTGGAAGATGCTGCAGCTTATCTGGCGATAGCCAACAGTTTAAAGGAGTAATCCACTGCACTGGGCCACCTCATCCTACCTGGGAGTGAGACACGGCCGGTTGAACTTTGCAGTGGGTTTTTATAACAGGGGGGGGGAATTACCCCACCCCATAAAAAGAATGGTTAAATCATGAAATTAGAACTGACTGAAGATGAACTAAAAAAAATACTTTTGAGCTTACAACAATCATTAATTTTATTACGAGATGAACATTCAAAAGTTTCTTTTATTTCTGCCATGGGAATTGGTTTGGCAATTGATGAACTAGAACAATTGAAAAAGCTATTGGCTTCTTATTGGGATTATGAAAACGATTTAAAAGAAGAAATTAAGAAAGGTAAAAATGCAATTCCTAGTACCTAAAAACTGGTCCAACTTTCAACACTACAAGGATCGTAATCCGACATGGATTAAACTTCATAGGAGTTGCCTAAATGATCCATCTTTTCTGCGCTTAGATGTTTACGGCAGGTCATTGTGTCCAATGCTGTGGCTATTAGCCTCTAGTTACAATGAAGGCTATATCCCATATGTCCCAGAAGATATCGCATTCATGCTGCGGATCCAAGATGATGATTGTGTTAAAGGTATAAAAGGACTGCTTGAAAGAGGATTGTTTACTCTAATAGAAATTGAAGAGGATAGACCTGAAAAAATCAGCAGTAAAGAGCTAAGGGAAAAATCTGGATATGGCCCAAGATATGTCCCTAAATCCACTAGGGAAGATATCATGTTGCGAGATGTTAACTGCGTTTTATGTGGGGCCAGCGAAAATTTAGAAATTGACCACATCACCCCAGTGTCTAAAGGTGGAACCGCTGACCATGATAACCTGCAAGTCCTTTGCAGATCATGCAATAGGAGCAAAAGAACACAAACGGTGGAGCAGAGTGTAGCAGATTGCTACGCAGAACCAGATATGCGGAGCCTAGAGGAGAGTAGAGGAGAGAAGAGGAGAGGAGAGAAAGAGATAGAGGTAGAGATAGAAGAGAGAAGAGGAGAGGCAGACACCTGCTCTGAGCTGGTTCCCATCTCTGAGCTAACCAGCCCAGAACTTTACCAACCTGAAATGATCTTTCCATGTGTAGGAAATCCCAAGACATGGTCCTTAACTCAAAAGCTCTTTGATCAGATCCAAGAAGCCTATCCAGATGCCCCTATTTTGGATTGGATTAAAAAAGCCAAGCTTTGGGCAGAGACCAATACATCTAAGCGAAAAACGGCAAAGGGAATGCCATCATTCCTGTCCAGATGGATGGCAACGCAAACAGATAGGCCAGCCCAACCAAGAAACTTTCAAACCAACGGCAAAGCCAAGCCTGATCTGCAGGCAGCTTTATCAGCAATGCCCAGGGGATTTCAAATGCCACAGAGGATTCAACCATGAATATCACTATCGATGCAAATGCACCTTATTTCGATTGGCCCGATTGGATTCAGTTTCATTCCACCTTCTACGGCTGGGATCAGGAACGAGAACTCAAAATGCTTTTATCCTGGTCAACCTACTTTGCAAGTGAGGGTTATGGGCCTGAGGAACTACTTGCAGCTTCCAAAGATTTGACTGGGGTCAAAATATTTAAGCGAGAAGAAACCATTCACGAACTTGAAAAGGCTTTGAGAATTCGCAGGGAGAATTACCGCAGAACAATTAAACCTGAGGTTTCAGATTGCTCGATGTGCAGGGGCACAGGTTTGGTTTTGGTGCCATTCTTGAACCATGTGAAAAATGGTATCTGGTCATCCAAAAGCAAATGCTGGGTAAGTTGTATTTGCATTAACAGTTTGCCATTTAAAAGCACTGCATCAGGTGAAGGTAAGAAATCCATTATGACCTTAGAAATCTATGAACTAAGAAATCCAGACTGGATGCGCCAGATGGCAGCATGTGAAGAATCCGAACGCAACCTTGCTAAAACTTTAAACGACTTAGCACCCAATGGAAACAAACCTTTGGATGATATCCTAGACCGGATAGCCAAAAGGTTTAAGGAGAAACCAGTAGAGGAACCACCACCAAGAATGATCGTGGATGCATCAGTCCGCACATATGGCTAAAATCTGATAGGGATGGATCCCGCAACCGGAAAAGGAATCCATGCTAATTGAGTTTGGCCCACACACAACAAATTTACTTTGGCAAATTGGTGAAGCAAAATCACTCTGGTTCAAGAAAAATAACTGGCCTATTCATATCCAAAGGATGACTAAGTTTGGTATTTCTGAGGAGCAAGCTAGAACCTATAACCAGTTCTGTGGGCTAGCAGGTGAAGCAGCTTTATGGGAATGGTTATATGGTGATCTCTCAGGATTCTGGGAGCAACAGGCATACCTTCATGAATCCCAATCCCTGACCGATGGTGGCACCGATATGCCAGGACTGGATGTTAAGACTCGGGATTTAATAACTGACCCAATCCCCTGGCTAATTATCACCCCACACAAATTAGATACCAAGGTTAGGTATGTTCTTTGTGTGGTCCAGTCTGAACACCCAAGCAAACCTGAGACTATATCAGTTGAGATCATTGGATCCATCCATGGTGAAGTTGTAGACAGACTTAAACAACACTGGTGGCATGAAGGCTTGCACCGGATCACCATAGAGCAAGAGTATCTAACACCACCCGAAACTTTAAAATGGTAGGAGAATAGTTATCACTGAAGGCACTTGCAGAAGATGTTTAAGGATTAGGATGTTGCGTTATGGTGTCTGCAGTTACTGCGGATCTGAAGCCAGAACAACTACACAAATGATGATCCTATTAGGCAAACAGAAAGCCATGATTAAACAGCTAAGGCATGAGAGAAGATTGCTTAAGTTCCAATTGCAGACTGCCAAGGCTAAGTTGGCAAGGTGCAAATCCAGTCCTTGAGATTTTGTATCTAACACATTATCGGCAAAAATGGGGGAATGAGGCTAGAGCTTCCAATACCACCGAGCGCAAACCACATCTTTCGGGCATCCCGCAGGGGTCAAGTCTATAGGTCCAAGAAATATACAGACTGGCACAAAGCTGCTGAGTTAATGGCAATGCTCACCAAGAAGGGCAAGGTAATTAATCCCCCCTATGCAATTACCATGGTCATCATTGGTGGGTCAGGCTGGCGCAAGGATCGCGATCTAGATAACTGCTGGAAACCAGTGCTGGATCTATTGCAGCACATAGGAATCATTCAAGAAGATAACTGCCAGCACATCACCCGATTGGTAGTCACCTATGCCAAAGGCGATGGTAGACCTGCAGAATGCCACCTAACGATAGCAGGTGCATGATGCCATCAGATCACGACCACAAGAAACACAATCCAAGACCAGCACAGGGCAGGCGAACAGATAGGCCAAGCCCACACCGCAGAGGCTATGGCCGAGCATGGGAGAAGATCAGGCTAGCGATCCTCAGGGAAGAACCCTTATGTCGTGGATGCCAAGGGCCAGCCACCTGTGTGGATCATATCCAACCTTTAAAACAAGGTGGCACAAACCACAAAACAAACCTGCAACCTTTGTGTGTTAGCTGTCATAACTCCAAGACATGGCATGAAACTTGGGGGCGAAAAAAATGAAAACCTTCAAAATCTCAGGGAAAAACCACATGACAGAACGGCAGGTAGGGGGGGGTCGACAAATCCAGCAGGGGGGCGGGAGTACCCTCTCGAAAAAAACGAGATTTTTGCATGATTTTTTAGGGCAAAATGAGGTGATGTTATGACTAGAGGTAGAAAACCTAATAAGAGACAACTATTGTCTCTTAATCCAAACCCAAGACCATCGACAGTAAACCCAAGTCCTGTTGCATGGGATGTGAACGATCCAAGAATGCCAGACTGGTTGGATGCAATCGGTCAGAAAAAGTGGCACGATCTTCTGACAGGTTTAAAGCCCATGGCTATTCTTTCATCAGTAGATGCTGATGCGATTGCTGTTTACTGTGCGATGTACAGCCAAGTTGTCCGGTGCCAGCAACAGATAAATAATTCAGGTGGATTCATTCAGGAGGAAGGCCGACCAAAGAAATCAGATCCGGCAGTAGATCAGCTTACCAGTTTATCAGCCCGACTTTCCACCCTTGGGAAATCACTTGGGTTATCACCTATGGCCAGATCAAAGATGGTTTCTGATCCTGTGGTTAGCCAGGGCAATTGGATCAAGGATCTTTGTGGTGTGGATATTGGTGCCAATGGCGATTAAGAAACCCAAGAAAAAACCTGCAGATCCATTGATCATTCCATTCATCGAACGAGCCTTGAAACATCACAAGGGTGAATGGTCAGGGAAGAGGTTCACCCTTCAAGAATGGCAGAAAGAAATACTTAGGGAAGTGTTTGGGAAAGTGGATAAGCATGGAAACAGGATTATCAGGCAGGTATATCTAGAGGTTCCAAGAAAAGCTGGCAAGACAACTTTGGCTAGTGCCATAGCATTGTGGCTTTTGATAGAAGGTGAACCAGGCGCAGAGATCTATTCCGCAGCAGCTTCCAGAGAACAGGCACACATCTGTTTTGATTCAGCTAAGAACATGGTGGAAGCTTGCCCACCACTAGCTGCAAAACTTCAACCATTCAAAAATACCATCATTTATCCTGACACTAAAAGCTTTTATAAGTCCATTTCAGCAGATGCACATACTGCCCATGGTGGCAACCCTCATGGGATTGTGATTGATGAACTGCACACCCAGAAATCGCGCGAACTTTATGATACTTTGATGACTGGAACTTTAGCTAGAAGGCAACCATTGTGCGTGATGATAACCACTGCTGGAAGTGACAGAACTAGTTTTTGTCACGACATGCATTCCCATTGCCAGAAGTGGCTAGATGGAACCATCGTTGACAAAACATTCTATGGCAAAATCTTTGCTGCTGATTTGGATGATGACTGGACCAGTGAAGCAACTTGGCGCAAAGCAAACCCTGGGTTTGGTGTCACCGTTAAGGAAGCTTACTTTCACCAAAAGGTTCAGGAGTGCAAAGATAATCCAGCACTTGAAGCAGCTTTTAGAAGGGATCATTTAAATCAATGGATTGAAACGGATGTCCGATGGATTTCCCCACTTAAGTGGGATGAGTGCCAAATCCCAACTCCAGATCTTACTGGGCGTGAATGCTGGGCTGGATTGGATCTAAGTGCAACCATGGACATGACAGCCCTTACACTTTTTTTTCCCAGTGAAAATGAAGATGAACCACACTATGTTCTGCCCTTCTACTGGGCACCTGAAGAAGCTGACAAACTGCGGGAGCGACTAAACCGATTTCGAATTAAGCCATGGGTGAAGGCTAAAAAAATAACAGCTACTCCTGGTAATCGGGTGGACTATCGACAGATCAAAAGAGACATCATGCAACTTGGCGAAATCTACAAAATCCAAGAGATTGCATACGACCCTTGGCACTCTGATCAGATTGTTCATGAACTGTCAGATGATTTCAGCATGGTCAAGTTTGGGCAGACCCCAGCCAACCTATCACCACCCACAAAAAAACTAGAAGAATGGATCCTAGCCAAACAGATTTCGCACGATGGAAACCCTGTTTTGCGCTGGAACCTTGGCAACATCAGTGTAAGTCTTGATGACAACAATAACTACAAATTGTCCAAAAAGAAGAGCCGTGATAAGATCGATGGGATTATAGCTTTAGTCATGGGGCTAGGCAGGTGGATGGTTACGGCAGGAGCTGAAACACACACTGAAACCACAGGAGCAGGGATTGAATTCCTGTAAATCATGCCATTAAAATCCCTAAGATCCCTATTTGCAAACACTGTTAACAAACTCGCTGGATATAGTTTAATCAGTGATTCAGGATCATGGACCTACACAGGCATTTCTACCACTGGCCAGAATGTTAATCAGGCATCAGCCCTTACCTACAGCGCAGTGTGGGCAGCAGTTCGGGCTATCTCTGAAGGTGTAGCCAGTCTGCCCTTGCAGGTATTTAGAAGGGGTCATGATGGTTCAAGATCTAAAGCTAGTGATCATCCACTTTACAGAATCCTTCACGATCAACCAAACCCAGAGATGAGCGCACTTACTTTCCGTGAAACCCTCATGGGGCATGCGCTCGTTTGGGGCAATGGCTATGCAGAAATTGTTAGGGATAAAAACACTGGCAGAGTGCAACAACTTTGGCCTATGGATCCATCACTTGTGGAACCTGTGCGTGATGAAAAAGGCGAACTATATTACAAATACGGATCAGTAATCTTTCTCACCACTGAGATTTTGCACATCAAAGGACTAAGCTTTGATGGGGTCAAAGGCTATTCAGTAATTGCCCAGGCTAAAAATTCAATCGGTCTTGGTATGGCTGTTGAAGAATTCGGTTCAACTTTTTTCGGTCAGGGTGGCAAACCTGCTGGGGTCATCAGTGTGCCTGGCAAACTAAATAGTGAAGCTATCCAGAACATGAGAAAATCATGGGAGGATATGCACGCCACAGTTAAGAATGCACATCGAGTAGCCATACTTCAGAATGGTGTAACCTACCAAACAATCGGTACCCCACCCGATGATGCCCAGTGGATTGCATCAAGATCTTTTCAACTTCAAGAAGTGGCACGATGGTTCAAAATTCCAGCCAGCAAAATTGGTGCTGGTGCAGGAACTTACAGTAGTCTAGAGCAGGATAACCTAGCATTCCTTCAGGAAACTTTAAGACCTTGGCTAATCCGATGGGAGCAGGAAATCAACTTCAAGTTGATTAGTAGCCTTGACCAGCTTTATGCAGAGCATAATCAGGATGCACTTCTTAGGGGTGATACAGCAGGCAGATCAGCATTTTATGCTAGTGCGCTTAGTTGGGGATGGTTATCTAGAAATGATGTGAGAGCATTGGAGAACCTACCACCCTTTGAAGGTGGTGATGCCTACATGGTACCAAAGAATATGGATCCTGCCTTTGGACCAGGACAAACACCAGCAGCAGTAGATCAGGCAAAAACTTTAGGCCAGATGCCAACCCCACCCACACCTGATCCAACCCCAGCACCTGCACCCCAACAAAACACTTTTGGCTTTGCTAAGCTGTTGGAAGCTGCCCGAAAACAGATCCGCAAGATTGAAGCCAATCACCTTGGCCGGATTTCTAATAAGCCTGGGGATTTTATCCTAGCCTTAGAAAAGTTTCTTGAAGCCCATCAAGAGAGAGTCCAGATTATTTTGGAACCTGTCATGGAATTTATTCAGCCTGAATCGGGTGGTGGTGTCCGAGCTGCTGCAGATCACTGTGAAGCATTGAAAGCTGAATGGCTGGACTTAGCTGGATCTGCCACACCTAGAAATCTAAAACTTTTGGCCGATGCTAAATTAGTAAACTGGATTGAAACACCTGCTAACTGGGAGAAAACATCATGGTTAAACTAGAAACAAGATTCACCACAGAATTTAGGGTAGAGCAAGATGGGAAAAAGTTAGTGGGTTATGCTGCCAAGTTTAGCCCTAACAGGTCTCAGGACTTGGGTGGATTCCTTGAACAGATAGATCCTAAAGCTTTCACAAGGTCACTGGCACAGGGTGCAGATGTTCGCGCACTTATTAACCATGATCAGAACCTAATTCTAGGTAGGTCCACCAGTGGCACTCTTAATCTTTCAGTGGATTCTGAAGGTCTGCTTGTAGAAATTACCCCACCGGACACCAGCTATGCAAGGGATCTGATGGTGTCAATGTCTAGGGGAGATGTTACCCAGATGTCATTTGCTTTCATCACCAAGCAAGATAGCTGGGATAAAGAGGGTGATAAGAACATCCGAACCCTGCTTGATGTAGACCTTCATGATGTCAGCGCAGTAACCTATCCAGCCTATTTAAATACAGAAATAGGGCTTAGAAGTCTGTCAAGTTTCTTAGCAGAAAAACAGGATGAGTTAGCAGAGATCCAAAGAAGAATAAATCTGGTCAGCCTGTTAAAAGTAAAATAATCTTGGTATCCCAAAAGTGATCTGATAGCATGGTTTCATTACTCTTTCATGAGGATGGAACCATGGGTCATGCTGTTTTTATTGTGCTTCACTTTTTAGCGTTAATGTGTGGCGTGTTTGGGTTGTTTATCACAATCCCACTGCATATTATTTACACGGCTATGCCAAGCAAATACAATCCCAAGGTTGTTAAGAAATCAGAACCGCAGAATGTGGGTTATTTGATTGGATTGTGTATTCGGGTGGTTCTAATATTCATTGCAGGTTTTATTGTCTTTCTTATATTGTCCCCAGTTTATATTTACCTGAAAAGTAATATCTCTTGGTTAAGATAACACCCATCCAATCCACTAGCCCCTAGCTAATCCCTAGGGGCTTTTTTTATTGCTGTCACGCTACAACATGAAACCTTAAACCATCCATATCTCAGGCTTGGTGCAATATAAATTTGATCCCGAAACCAATTTCGTGATCATACGAAAATGGTCATAAACATAGCCATTCAGCATGCGCTGTTTTTCATCATTCTTTACAGTTTGACACATTTCCAACCCATGTGAAAATGGGGTTAGCCCTGCAGTTTTTACGCATGGTGGCCACTGGAGCATTCCAGTAGGTGCCACTGCGTACAAGCGGGCACCTTGAAGAACTCTTTTTCAAGGAACAATACTTATGAGTATTTCAGAAATCAAAGCTTTGCAGCTTGATCGCATCGAGAAAGTCAACTCCATGGAAGCCATGGCAGTTCGTGCATTGACCCCAGAAGAACAAACTTCCTTTGATAATCTTGCAGCATCTGTTGCAGATATCGATATCAGACTTGCCCTCTTGGAAGATGCTGCTGCTGGTAGTGCATCGATTCAACAAAATTCAGAAAAGCTTGAGGCTGTTAAACGCAGTGTAAGAAAATCTGCACCTATCGCAGCTCCTAACTTTGTATCTGATCTGTCTGATAAAAAATCCAAACGCACCAAAGCTAATGCTGTGCGTGGTTGGTTCCTTAGAGGTACCAGGGGTTTCAGGTCTGAATTTGCTGCTGCAGCAAATGAAATTGGCCTAGACCTTAATTCCAACGAACTCAATCTTGAAGCTCGTGCCCAAGGTGTTGGTAGCACTGGCATCGGTGGTGCCTTGGTTAATGATGAATTCTACGGCACTTTGACCCAAGCTATGCGCGATTATAATGCAGTGCGCCAAGTGGCAACTGTAATTAGCACCAGCAATGGTAGTAACATCCAAATGCCATGCCTTGATGATACTTCTAACGCTGGAACCCTGATTGCTGAAAATGGTTCTATCTCGGAAGTAGCTTTAACTTTCACCAACAAAACCATGGCAGCTTATAAGTTTTCATCGGGTCAGGTTTTGACCAGCTATGAACTTATGCAAGATGCCTTGATTGATGTTGAAAGCCTTGTTGCTGAACAAGCCGGGATTAGAATCGGGAGAATTCAGGAAAGCTTATTCACAACTGGTAGCGGGTCATCCCAGCCCCAGGGGTTAGTGGTTGGTTCTGCTGCAGGTAAAACTGCTGCTGCAACCAATGCCATCACTATCGATGACATCATTGATTTGGTGTTCTCTGTAGACCAGGCATATAAGACCACTGGCAATGTTGGTTTCATGTGTCACCCTTCTGTCTTAGCAGCCATTGCTAAATTAAAGGACACTTCAGGTACTCCTGTATTTTCCCAGAACTATTCTGGCGCAGAAGCTCGAGTGCCAACCATCATGGGTTATCCTGTGACCTTAAACAGCAACATGGCATCCAGCCTGTCTGCTGCTGGCAAAGTCCTGTTGTTTGGTGATTTTAGCAAGTACTTTGTCCGTGATGTTGCAGGTGATGGTGGTATCACTATTGTTCGACAATCTGAAACCTATGCAACTTCCGGCCAAATTGGTTGGGTAGCTATCGCAAGGTCCAGTGGATTGTTGCTCACAGCTAATGCAACCACTTATAACCCTGTTAAACACCTAATCATGGCGGCTTCCTAATGCTAGTAACTATTTTAAAAAACCTGTCTGGATTGGGAAAATCATT